CTGTCCAAGAATGTAGACAGCTCCAAGTGGTTAGCTGAGATGAAGCAAGTAGCTGTAGATACTAATGCTGAGTATGCAGAGAAGATGGGCATCCAGCAGTCAGCCGCTATCACCTGTGTCAAACCTTCGGGTACTGTTAGTCAACTTGTTGACAGTGCCAGTGGTATCCATGCACGACATTCTGACTACTACATTCGTACAGTCAGAGGCGACAATAAAGACCCATTGACACAGTTCTTGAAAGACTCTGGTATCCCAGCAGAGGCTGATGTCATGAAGCCTGACTCAACTACTGTATTCAGCTTTCCAACTAAGTCACCTAGAGGTGCAGTCACCAGAAACGAGATGACAGCCCTAGAACAGCTTGAGCTATGGAAGACCTATGCTGAAGTCTGGTGTGAACATAAGCCATCTGTGACTATCACAGTGCGTGACCATGAGTGGATGGAGTGCGGTAACTGGGTCTACAACAACTTCGACCTATGCTCAGGGATCAGCTTCTTGCCTCACTCAGATCACACATATGCACAGGCTCCCTATCAGGAGTGCAGTGAGCTTGAGTATAAGAACATGAAGAAGAAGATGCCCGACAAGATAGACTGGTCAGCTTTGTCTCTATACGAGAAAGAAGACAGCACGTCTGGATCACAGACCCTCGCCTGTACATCAGGTGCCTGTGAGATCGTGGACATTGCATCATGAGTGTACCTACATGGGAAGAACTCAGAGAAGCCTTGAAGTGTCCACCTGAGATCGTTGTACCCCTGATGATCAATGGTAGACCTAAGTCTAGCTACCACCAACATGGCGGTAACTTTAGTGGCAAGAAGAACAGGAAGCCACTGAAACCACCTCACTATGGCTCCAAGTGGGATAGATAACCAAAAGTAAAAAACACCGATACACAAAGGTATTATCCAAAGTTGTATCGGTGTTTTTTAGTTTTAGCTATCTTTGCTCATCATGACCTTTGCATGGTTGTAGGCTTCTTTGTTGCGCCTAGTCCATCCTCTGCCAAAGGCATCGAAGTTCTTTAATGCTCGATAGAACATATCACGTTCTGAATACAGGCGCGGCAGGATGTCTTTAGCTGGTGTCTTATCAACCTTCATCATGGTCATAGCACCTATCGCCCCATCTACCTCAGCTCCTACAGCTCTCTGTAGTGCCTTAGCGGCTCGACCAGTCCCTGCATTGATGCCCCAGTCGAAGCAGAAGTAGTCAATACCAGTTGGTAGTTGTCCACACTGAAGTCGATCCCAGTACATCTTCCTGTACAAAGGTGCAACATCCTCAACCTCGAGGTTTCTTATGATCTCCTCTGTCACAGTTTCACCAGTCCATTCTTCATAGACTCTGGCTGTAACACCAAGATTAGTCATGCCACCACTGTCGCGTGGGTCGTCTACAAAACCACCTTCGTGCATGAGTATCATCTCTAATGATTGATCGAAGTTCTGGTTCATTTGCCTTTACCCTTCAATCTCTCGACTGTTCTCATTGTTCCTAGGCCAAGCATACCCATGAGGACTGGGAGCATGGTGCTTGTGTCGGCCTGTGGGATCACTATCCCGAAGCCAGCACATAGAGGTGAAACCAAGAAGTTTACTAAGAAGCCCAATACGCATACCCAAGCTGTCGCTGGTCTCCAAGATGACTGGAACCAGTTACCTTTAGCGTCTGCTTTGTTTACCTCGATTTGAGCAAGGGCTATTTCCTGTGCGTGTTTCTCTGCCATTGTAGAGATTTCATGGCTGAGTCTCTGCTTTGTGTCAGCATCAGGTATAAACTTATCAAGCAAACCTGACACCGCTGGTACTAATGCGGCTATCATATATTATTCTCCTTTGTGTTCGTGTCCCATCCAGATACCGAAGACCGCCGTGAGGACACCCATGACCACACTTACAAAAGCTGACTGGGCGGCTACAGGGGCTTCCAAAGACATGAACCACTCAGCACATCTCCATGACATGATCGTAGAGGCCAGCATCATGAACCTAGGTAGTATCTTCCAAGCTAAGAACTGTTCGACTGTAACCATCACAGAGCATCCTTGATTGACTTGAGTGTGTCTTTGAGGCTCATTCCTTTTGGTTTTGGGTTATAGATGCACTGGTATTGTCTTTGACAACCAATGTGTAACTCTGAGGTGTGTTGTTCTTGGGTGTTGTTGCTACCGATATAGAAGCAAAGCAAACCTGACTTACCGACTCGTTCCTGAGCCGCTAGGCGGCACGTAGTCATCTTGGTGTTACTTGCGTTAGCTTGTTTCGACATAAGAAAAGAGACTATGCCGTACAATAAAGCTGAAGCTAGGCTGACCATGACAACCCAAGCAACGAACTCCATGAACTTCTGTCGCTTCTCACGTTGCTTGTAGAGTGTCTGTTGCCTCTGTTTCCTGATGGCACCCTCGGTACGCACAAGATCATCCCAAGCCTTCGTACCTATTGTTAGGCTGATCCATTGCTGTAGTTCGTACCTTTGCTCTTCTGCTTTACGCTTGTTTGTAAAAGCTATGAGAGCTTCAGACTCTACAGACTGACCAGAAAACAGTTTCTTAAATAAGGGTGGGTTCTTGGCTTCTTTCTCTGCTTGCTCAAGGTCACTCAAGGCACCCATCCATCTTGAGAGGTCTGAAGCCATTGACTCGATGTCTCGGCCTACTTGAAAGCCTTTCTTGAGGGTGCTGAAGGCGGCTGATGCAGTAGCCATTGCGCTAATGGGATCGATGATCGCCTCCTATCGCTTGTAGATTGTAACGTCCTTTGGATTGACTCGCGTGGGGATACACTGAGCAAAGACGTGCCTGTCGTTGCTGTGGTGCGTATGATAATAGTGACTGTGTTGTTGATTGAGCTGTCGGGAATACCAGCGACAGACTTCAATGGACTCGAAGTATTCTGTGGAGATTGTCTCCGCGCCCATCATGGTGACAAGCGCAAAGACAAACTGTACCATTTAGATTTGCATCATCATGCTTGCGGCGAGACCAACGATTACTACCGTTGACCCCATGATCATTGCTTCTATTCTCCACATTCTTTTATCGAGAACATCGAGCTTGTCATTGACCATCTGGTAGCGAATAGCACACTCTTTCTCATGCGACTCCAAGTCCATTGCTACTTTTAGTGCTTGCTCCGATTGTTGGGTCATCTTCATTGCTTACCTACCAGCTAGAAGGCGTTTTGCCAACAATCGGCGGGGTAATAAGGTTCTGCATTTGCTCATCAAGCATTGACTGTAGTTCAGCCTCAGTCTTGTCCAAGCCAGCCAGAACCTTCTCTTTACACCAGTCTTTTGTTATGTCATCAAACGCCACAAAGTTGTCAGCGTTAGCCTCACCAGCCCCTGCTGTTCCGTATGCTGAAACAGAAAGCGGTGCGCCTTCTTCATTTGTTTCTGTGTCGCTGGTAGCAGTAAGCCGCCAGTGAATTGTTTTAGCAACATCAGTTAAATTATCTTCTGTTGGTGCTGTATCGATTTGTGGGTAATCCCATGAGTATGTATTAGCCATTAGTTATACTCCTATTCTGGTTTAGTAGGCCAGACAACTGTGTCTATAGATTGGTATGTATTGGTTATGTCACGTAATGCTTGTCTGTAAGTGCTACGTTCTGTTGACATTGTAAGGTCACTAGATGCCCACCAATCGGTTTCTGAAATTAACTGGTCACGTTTTGCACGTAGTAACTTTATAGGTTTTTCTGCTGATAACTCAGCTATCTTAGCGTTTATTTCCGCTTCGCTTGGTTGCGTTTCTGCTGTGTCATTCCATTCAATAACATCACCACGCACAACCCAACGAGCATTAGGGCATAGGGATAAAAGGGCATCGGCTTTATCAGTCATCCTGCAATCTCCATTAATGTAAATGTGGATGTTCCAGCCCCCGCAGTAGCGTTAACTTCTGCTCTATTCCAACCTCGTATATAAAGAGCACTAGAGTCTACTGAAAGTCTGTATGTAATTGCTGATGTCGTGCTTGGACTATCCAAATACATATGGTAGATGGTACTCATACTGTATGAATTTGCTGATCCATAATATAGCCCACTAAGAGCGTCGTCTGCCGCAATAAATGAATTTGAGCCGTGAAGGTTATCGCCACCCGATACAGTGTTTCCTGAGCCACTAATCCACGTTGTGTTTCGTCTTAAACCAATCCCACCATTACCATTTGTTCCGCCTGTTTTTGCGTTTAACACAATTAAGATTTTGCTAGATGTCGAACTTGGGGTTATGGTTGCGGTGATTAAATCGCTGCCGTCTGTTGCTGGGTTGTAATATGCTTGCGTGGTGTCAACAGTTTGGACAACCTGCAATACTTTACCACCACCAACATCATCCCAATCATTGATAGTCGTTGAACCTAGCGTTAAGCCATTGTTGCTTAATGTTACAGCCATTAGTTATTCTCCATCTCAGCAATACGCTGTTCTAATTGTTCAATCTTTTTGTGTGCATCCTGCAATGCCGCTACCAGTACAGGGGTGATGCGTCCGTAGTCCATTGACATCATCTCATCACTATCTGCGTCACCGCTAACAGCTTCTGGCACAATCTCTTGCATTTCTTGAGCAATAAAGCCAACTACCGCATCAGCGTCAGGGTCTGCCTTCCACTTGTGCGATACAGCGTTCATTGCCATCAGTGTTTCTGTGGCATCAGCGATAGGTGCAATGTCAGTCTTCAGGCGAATGTCTGATGTGGTGTTGTAGGTTGTGCCTGATGCGCCTAAAGATATTGAACCTACTTTGCTTGCATCATTGTAAAACTCAATTCCGTCACCATCAGTGCCATCTCGTCTTACCCTAACAACAACATCATTATCACGATTAAAACTGGTTAAGCCCCCAGCCCCCAGCACACACCCTTGTGATGCGGTGCTAGTATCAGTCTTCCCCACCAGCAGGTTCCCTGAACTGTCGATGCGGACGGCTTCTGTTGGTGTTGAACCAGTATGGAAGCGTAGCGTAGTATCTGCTGACATAATAAGATTACCGCCAGCCGCGCCTTGTGCATCAGCGTGAATAATATAGACGCCATTGGCGTCCATATAATGCTGACCATAAAGGGTATCGGAACGGTAACGCAAGGCGAGTGTGTTATTAGAGCCGTTGCCTGTACCCACTGTGCCGTGAAGTATTTCAACCTTATTGTTTGGGTTTGAAGTACCAATGCCGACCGCGCCGCTACTGTCGATGCGGGCGGCTTCGCTACCGTTGGTGTCAAAGGCCATAAAGTTGCTTGAATGATTGTAATAAACCCTTCCAGCCATCCCAGCGTTGTCGTTGAAATTAAGCCCAGAATTGTAACCTGTATACGCCTGAATGATTACATCTGCGTGTGCGCCGTCTTGCCCTTTGATATGCAAATCTTCTGTTGGTGCCGAAGTACCAATGCCGACCGCGCCGCCCGATGTTATGCGGAGTCTTTCTGAGCCATCATTTGTATCAAAGCGCATAAAACCGCCACTGTGGTCATACCGAATGCCACCAGCACTTTTAGCGGCATCTGAGCCAGTGCCATCAGCAAATTTAATATTGCCAATATTGCTGGTTCCAGAATATATAGTCATCCCGTTGTTTCCAGAACCAGAACCAACGACAAGATTTCTTGCGCCAGCAAAGAAAGAACTAGGTGTGCTGTTGCTAATGCCCACCAAGCCATCGACTGTAAGGCCATCAGACGTAACTGTGCCAGTGACATCAATGCCTGTGGCTGTGGTGGCGAGTTTGGCTGAACTGTCATAGTAAAGATTTACTGAACCATCTGTATTGGCCAGTATCATATTCTCACCGCTGTCCTTTTGTATTCGAACAGCAGTTCCGTTAGACATAATTTTTAATTCGCCACCGCCATTGTCGTAAATTCGGCTATGGCTACCATCGTGGTACAACTGCAAGTCAGACCCAGCACCGAAGATGGCCTTGTCGTTGTCGCCGAAGTTGATGTTACCTGTCATAGTGCCGCCAGTTAAGGCAAGAAAGCCTGTTCCTGATACGTATGCCGCCACCCAAGCAGAACCTGTATAGACATACATAGCTCCAGCGACTGTATTGAAATACAAAGCACCTGCTACTAGCGCATTGCCATCATTGTCCAGTGTAGGTGCTGATGACTTAGAACCTAGATACCTATCATCAAAGTTATCGTAAGCCGCTAGTGTTGCATCTCTTGCACTCTCAGCCGCACTCTGTGCAGATGATGCCGAAGATGCTGATGATGCCGCGTTAGTCTCAGATGTTGAGGCATTATTTGCGCTAGTTAAAGCAGACGATGCACTTGTTGTTGCTGAGTTCTTTGAAGCTAAAGCAGATGCTTTATCAGCAGTGGTGGTAACTACATCTGCCGCTGTGGATACCGCGTCAGCCGCTGTGGATACTGCATCAGCCGCTGTAGATGTCGCATCAGCCGCTGTAAGCGTCTGGTAGTGTAGAGCTGAGAAACCTGTGGAACCATCGCTAAGTGTAAACTGACTGTTAGCCGCGTTCAATGCCAGCTTAGTAGCATCAGCTACCACGTTGTTTGTCGTGGTGACAGCACTAGAGGCTGTAGATGCTGAGGATGTCGCTGACTGAGCTTGTGTGGTTGCAGTGGCGGCTGAAGTTGCGGCGGAGTTTTCACTAGCTGTAGCCGATTGCTGACTAGCGGCGGCGTTCTGTTTATTAGTGAAGCTATCGTTCTTATAGCTCAATGCAGAGGCGGCACTAGAGGCCGCATTGGTTTCACTTGTAGCGGCGGCTGAGGCACTAGAAGCGGCGGAGTCGGCTGAGGCGGCTACTGACTCTACACTAGCGGCAAAGGAAGCTGATAGGGTTGCTGTAGTTCCTGAGCTTTTGAAGAAGCTGGTTGATGCCATCGAAGTCTCCGCTAGTTAGTTGAGTATGATGATTGATAGTCAGTGTATGTGTATGTTGGCTGGATGGCCTGTATGCCACCATTCATCTCCTGATCGTTTGCTTGCTCTTGTATCTCGGTTAAGAACTGATTGAACTTTTGTTCAAAGACAGCGGCACGTTCATCAAGGTAGTAGTCTGCGGCATAGGTTAAACCAGCATAGATTATCAAGTCGGGAGCAACAGCCGCCAATGCGTTCTCCTCACTGTCAGCAGACATAGCCGCAAACTCACCGTAATAATATAAGACAAGGCTTCCAGTGGTGGGCTGTGGGTGTACTAACAAGTTAGATTGCTGGCGTGTAAATGTCGTTGGATTACCTGCTGTTGGATTAGTAGCCACAGCTCTATACTTAGACATTGGAATCCGTTGTAGCTCATACTCATCGTAGTACAGGCTAATGATCTCCAAGAAGTCATTGGGCAATGTAAAGGAACCTGTCTGACTACTGACTGTGTATGTGTTTAGGTTCTCATTTAACGGAGTACGAAGCTGGCGTTGAATACGAGAGATACCTTGGTCAATGAAACGTGTTGTTAGGGTTGCTGTAATGTCACTTCTATTAAGAAGGTCATTGAAATGACTTTTAATATCTCCGTAGTTCATCTAGGTTTTCCTTGTCTTAGGTTTCTTTTTGGCAGTCTTTGCGGCCTTCTTAAATGCGGTGGCGGTTGGTGCGCCTTTAGAACCTGCTGAACGCATACGCTCACCAGAACCTGCCTTGATCCGCGCCCTTTTCTTATGGATGTTTCTGTAAAGACTCATCACGCATACCCCTTCTTAGTCGTGGTCTTCTTCTTAGCCGCCACCTTTTTAGCGGCTTTCTTTGCCGCCATCTTGCCAGCGGTGGTGTAAGGATATTTCTTTCCATTAACTCTAGGCATTACGTTCTCCTGCTTTTACTACCACTGCACTTCCATTTTGCTCTTGATAGCCGAAGTGGACTGTTTGGGTTTTTAGCGGCTTTAGGGTGTTTCTTCATTTGACCGTTGGATCGCGCACAGTAGCTGTCACCAGCTTTTGTGCCTGATTTAACTTTGTAGCCTTTTGCGCCATATCTGACGGTCTTGTTTCCTACCTTCTTGCTAAACTTCTTCGATCCTGTGTAAGCCATTAGATACTCTTCTCCGTTGCCATGAAGCCATCAAGGTTCTCTGACTTGAGCTTCTTGATTATCTCTTTGAGAGGGACTTTACCGTCCATAATGTCGAAGCCTTCTTTCTTCCACTTCTCGACAAAGATCGTAGGAATACTGGCTACGTGCTGGAACTCACCCTCACGTTGGCTGGTACTTATGTCTCTTTTGTATTTGAGGTCGTCTAGGAAGGATTGGCTGATGTGCTGGCTATCTGTTCTAACGAGATTACCTGCCTCTTCGCTGAAGTCATTGTTGACTCCAACTAGGTCTATTTTCTTACTCAATGTAGTCTCCTTGAGGGATATAAAAGAAAAGGCGTGAGGGGCAGTGGTAAGGAGAGCAAAAGCCACTGTTGCTCCCCTCACTCCTTTTAGAACTTAGCTAAGGCCAGTAATCATGCCTGAGCCTTTAGGGTTCTTGTGCATAAGTCCAAGCTCACCGACAACCATATGGGTGTCAGAGTCACCTGTCTTAGCAAGCAGTGTCCGTGCGAATGGACGCAATGAAGCTGTGCGCCACATTGTTGGGTCAAGCATGAACGCATGTGTTGACATCTGGTGGCGGTTCAGAACCACCTTGTACTCACCAAACGGCGAAACATACAGATTCACGGCATTAGTCAATGTGGTAGTACCATCATTGAAGTCGCGTGTACGACCAGAAGCACCAGTGAAACCCGCAATAATAAGCGAATCGGCTGGCTTCACCATGATGACTGAAGGCTCACCGCCAGCATTATACACGGCTTGCATGTTATCAAGCATCTTGGCTTCTGTAAGTGCATCTGTTGAGTTCGATCCTGCATCTGTTGAAACTGATGAGTCGATCAGTTGATCAGCAGAGGCCATCTCACGGGCTGTAGTGGCGTTACCAGCTACTGTTGCATTGGAAGCACCAACAAAGGCGTGTTCTACGTCTTTCTTGATTTCTTTCAAGGCTTTTGAAAGTTGGTCATGTTGTTCATCTAGGTTCGTTAATCCTAGACCGTCTTTCGACAGCTCATACTTTCATATGAGATCAGACTATCTCATGTCTGCTAGTTGCAGACCCATGCGCTTCCACCCACTTGGGTGTACTTCCTTTCGGAATAGTCGTTGCACCTTCCTCATTACTGAGGCTTGGCTCAGGATTGCCCACACCTTCTTCGTGTGTTTGGGGTTTCCCTGAGTTCACATGGTTTATACTACGCTACCATCTTCAACGCAGTTTCCTTCGCTCTACCGTATGCTTTAACAGCATCTGCTGTTGCAGACACTTGGAAAGTTTTGCTCAGGATTTGTGTGTTACCTGTGATCATTACAGTCGGAATGGCTGTACCTGCTGATGCAGTGAAGCCCTCAAGCTGTGCGTTTGATGCGGCAGAAGCAAGAGTATCTGTCATGTATTGATACTGTCGAGCATGGACTTTCTCAGTCTTGATCATGCTGTACATAGGCGTATCGGTTGGAGTGATGTCGCTGATGATATTAGATACGTCTTCAGCGAGGCCGATTTGTTCATAGGTCTTATAGATTGCCATTGGGTTTATTATCCTCTTATTGGCTAAGTGTTGTTTTTATGTCTCCCAACTACCTAAGATTGCGTTGGCTATATCGTCTAAGTCCCTACCACCATTGGCGACCATCTTCTGCCTAGCTCTTTCTGCGTTGGCTTTTGATGATGCTTTTGGATCAGGTGCCTTCTTTGTACGAAGCACCTTCTTGGCAGTTGCACTTTTCTTTTTAACCAGTGCTACCTTCTTACCTTCATCGTATAGTCTCGCCATATTAATTAGCTTTATCACGTTAGGATCGACATACTGATTTACTTGGTCTTCTGGTAAGCCTTGTTTAACTGCAAAACTTCTTATGTCATCATAGAGGGCGTTACTCCAGTCAGGTATGTCTTCTTGGAGGACTTTCACACACTCTTTAGCGGCGTCCCGTTGTTGAGCCTGTGATTGCTCTTTGATGTCTTTATAAAAAGCATCTGCTTCCTCATTAAGAAACTTCAAGTCATCGTAGGCGTCTTGGGCTTCTTTTCTGAGCTGTGCAAAGTCTTCGGTTTCCATAGTTTTACTAGCAACAAGCATATCCACTTCAGAGTAAGGCTTGTAGCGTTCTTGAGCTTTGTTGAGCATCTTTTGGAAAACAAGATGGTTCTTTTCGATAGTAGCCTCAACCTCTTTGCGTTGAGAGCTAACGAGCTGAGACTTCTGAGTGAGACTAGCTTCTTGACCAGCCAATCGTTTAAGCGAAGCAACAGATACCATCTTAGATTGACCATCGACAACAACTTCCAATTCAGTGTCGTCAGATATCTCTGTGGCTTCTGTGTCCACTTCGTCATCATCTGACTCATCCTCTTCAGTATCATCTTCAGTTTCCTCATCATCAGGGTCTGTATCTTCCACTTCTTGATTGTCTGTTTCTTCTAGTATCTCTTCCTCAATGATGTCCGTTGTCTCTTCTGGATCATCTTGAGTTGCCTCTGCTTCGTCTTCGGATGGCTTTTCAGCGTCCTCCCACTTAGCAAGGATGGCTTCTTCTGCATCGAGGGGTAGACCCTCGTTTAAGGAGTTGCTTTGTTGCACGTCTGACATGGTGCTATTCAACCTCTTCGTTGTTGTCACGTTCATTCTTGGCGTTGATTTCGTTCCTGATTGATACTTGCTGTTGCAAGGTCGAAACGATGTCTACCAAAGCTCGGTAATGGCTATACGCACGTTCCCTAGCACCTGTTTCCTCTGGCTTAGAGTTCACAAAGTTCTGGAACGATTGATGAACCATATTATCGACAGTCTCGGAGAAAGCCTCGATACCCAAAAGCATCTCAGCGTTGTCTCCTTGACGGATCATTTGCTCTTCTTCATTGGTCTGCACTTCTCTCTCCTTACCCTGTTGGGCTGGCTATTCCTCTCAGATCATCGGCAGTACGTAGGATTTCCAGTTCGTTTGAGTCAATGAACTGCTTGAACTTGAACTGCTGTTCTTTGAGGTCTTGGTTATCGCTCTGTAGAGCGTGTTGGGCTTCAGCTTTCATCTGATCAAGCTGGAGCTTCATCTGGGCTATCTGTGCGTCTACCTGTGCCTTTGCTTCGGCAACAGCGGTCTGACGCTCTTGTATTTCCATTTGCTTCTGTGCCATCTGCATCTGCATCTCTTGTGCAGGATCAGGCTGTGGTGGCGGCAGTTGATCTGGTGATGTCAGATAGTCGCTCACATTGAGGATACCTGCCTTCTCCATTGTATCTTTGACCAGGGTGTAGGCGTTCTGAGGTTGATACATAGGTGCTAGGATAGGGTCTTGTGAGAACATCTGGTGCATAGCCAAGTGCTTCTGGCTTTCTGCTTCTTGCTCTCCGTAACCCAGATGTAGCTGTACCATCACATCACGTTTGTCTTCCCACATGCTTGGATTGACCTGCACGTACTCACCAGATAGATCGATGATCTTCTGCTGGTCTTCATTCTCAAGCACAAGCTGGTAGATCATGTGGAACAGAGGTTTGACAAACTGGTTGGCAAAGTTCCTTGCAATGATCTTCTGACGCTGTTGTGACATTGTAGCCAGTTGCTCGACCATAGCGGCTGAGTTCTGGTGACTAATGGCATCCTTGTTGAGACCTTGTGACAACCTAGATACGCCTGTGTTGTCTTCTTTGTCTTCATCGAGGAGCTGTAGTGTCTGGAATACAAACGGGTTCAATGATGCTTGTGGCATCGGTGAGATTGCATCCACTCTCGACACGTTCACGAGACCGCCCACGCGATTATCAATCAGCTCTCTTGGATTTGTTAAGCCGCCTTTAACAACCATGTATCTTGGGTTGTTGGTGATCATGGCGTGATCAAGGATTGATCTTGTAAGGACTGTACGAGCGTTCTGTGTAGCTACTAGCTTCTCAGCAAAGTTACTACCGTAGAAAGCGTGTGGTATTGGTAGAGGGGCAAAGCATACAAATGGTATGCGGTTTGTCTCTTCCATTTCTAGTAGTACGTTACCAGCCTTGAGGATGCGGTATAACTTCGCTACTCCTGTACCTTCGACATCCAGCTTTATGTATGCCTCATAGACCATGATGTTGCGTACTTGGTCTTGGTATCCATGACTGTTGTGGCCTCTGTCAGCTCCTATGTCGTCATGACGTGCAAGTATCTCTGCATCAGTCTCTAACTCTACATCTTCGTGTGAGTCGCCAATCTTCTCTAGCTTATCTTCACTGAAGCCCATTTCTCTCAGCTCAGATAACGTTTTGCGGGTTCTATGGGCAACGAAGTTTACTGTCGATAAACTAACTGCTTGGCTTTCGATCAGTAGTTCTTCTGGTGGTACAGGCTCAACGCATACTTTACTTGTCTCACGTGGCGTTGAGATCACACCAGACAAAAGACCGTTATCGTCTTCTTTGCTATCGACAAGATCAACATCTTCTTCTGCAAGAACCATGTCCAGCTCGTCCTGTGTAAGACCCTCAAACTCTTTAAGGTCTTCCTCAAAGCTCTCCTGCCAGAATACTTTTGCTGTACCCACACGGGCTACTAGACCGTCATGGATGACTGAACGGAATAGACCAAAACCGTCATTCTGTCGGAACAGGACATAATCCGTATATGCGCTACAAACAGCCGCTAGAGTCACGTCTTCGTAACCCTGTGGTGCAAACTTCACGATCTTGTTGCCACTAGAGAATGTCTCTAGCAGTGCGGCTTTCATAGACTCTACGCTGTCATATACATCTTGTGAAACGTACTTAGAGTTACCGTCATGGGCTGGCTTTGGTAGGGTTGCGTTATAGTAGTCAGTAACTTTCTTACGCTCTCTAGCAAGATCGCTGTCATAGTAGCCGATTGACTGCCGTATGTTAGTGTCAAGGATAGCTACAATATCATCGTCTTCTAGCTTCTCATATTCTTCTACTTTTGCCATGTTTTAGACCATTTCCAAGTAAAGTTCCGAAGGTGTATCTACAGGTTCCCACGCTCCTTCGTGTACGTGGTTAGCCAATGCAAGGCTTATCACACAGTCATCGAAGCAGGACGGTTCAGCTTCCATCGCACCACTTTCAGTAACGATGTAAGTCATCATCTCGCGGATAGTCGTTTTGTCGTTTAGCTCGATCTCATCTTCACGAACAGAAGCCCGTAGTTGATCGATAATTAAAGGTTTTGTTTTAGAGGTTGTTGTAAAACCTAGCTTGACAGTTTCTCTGTCTGTTAGTTTGTCTACTTGTACTTCTGTGTAGAAGTTTGGATAAGCAAAGTCCTTACCTAAGCGTGTACAAGTCAGTATTCCGTGTGAGTTGTTTTCAACGATAATAAATGCTTCGTTGTAATACTCCCCCAAGGCTTTGAGGACTTCCGCAAAGTAATCGGGATGAACTTGTCCTCTCCATGTAGCCACTTGTCGCTTCTTTGAGTCGAGGACTTGGGCAACAGACCAGTCACCGTTCCTGACCCCCATAGCAACGTCAGCCCCAATGACATATTGCATACCTCCATCATGTTTCATGTAAGTTGTCAGCTCACCTCTGATGTTAGGTAGGAACTCGTCACCTTCTAGTGCAAGACGGTCTTCGACATCCCTTGTTTCACTAAGTTTATTCTGGAGCTGTTCTGGATTAAATACGGGACGACCAGTCGTCAGGAAGGCTTCTTCTGGTTCAGAAGGATACTCCTGTCTAAACAAGTCGATCCCGTTTTGAGCTACTTTGCGTCTTCTAAACATGAGCTGGTCATCAGATAGATCATACTTATCAGCCAGCTCTTGTTCTTCTGGTGTTCGCTCGAAGTTCGATGGAACTTCCTCGATATACGTTGGATCAACATACCAAGGAATGAATACTGGTACGTATCCATTGGTGCCTTCTACAGCACCCTTCCATAGGTCATGGTAGGTGCCTGTTACACCATTCGCCGTACTCTCGATAAACACAGTAGTGCCAGCAGTATTCGGTACAGCTTGTGCCAAACCATTCCATATGTCCTGAGCCGATGATTTAGGCCAGAAAGCAAGTTCTGAGGCATGAACATGCGTAAGTGTTTCACCTCGACCAACGGAGTCACCGCCAGCCGTTGCAACGACATAACTGGAGTCAAGTACATCAAAGGAAAGTTCCCTTCTACTACTGTATTTGGTGTGGGGTTTCAGTATGTCGGGACAGTGTTCGTGGTATCGCTTAGTTAGATCAAACAAAGCCCTTGTACTGTCGGCGTGGTGAGTAATCACCATAGCTTTACGGGCTTTTTGTTGAGACACAGAGAAGTATAGATAGCCACCCGTGTAGGTCGAAAGACCTTGCTGTCTAGCTTTCAGGATGATGATCCTGATCTTACCTTCTGATTTGAGTTGTTTTTGTACAGCTTCATCTAGGAT